AGTAACCCGCTGTTTCAGCAAGAGCTTGCCAAGATTAGGGTCCCGCGTAGCCCGTACACCTACTGGCAGCAGTTCAAGAACGCCGTGACTAACATCGTGCGCGTGCTGCGTGGGCAAGAGACCAAGAGTCTGTCTAATACTTTGGATATGACTGATCGGCTGGTCAGCGACATGCTGGCACCAGCACCCGAGTTTCGTAATGCGGGTATGCTTCTTATGGAGACCACGCAACCTCAGGTCTCTAAGCTCGCCAAGCGCATGGACAGCATCCAAAAGGCGCTTCCCGAATCAACTCAGGGAGCGTTCGAAAACTTCACGGCTAGTGTCAGTGCGTTCCTTGAGGGTGCGGCAGCACCTAAGGCTAAGGAGTGGTTACTTGCTACCCTACCGTTCCAAGCCCTCGCAGATACTGCAGAGAAGCGCGGAGTTAAAGGTGCGTTCGAACTTCAAAAGGCGATTAACGAGCAAGAAGGCCGCATGGCTCAGTCCGATGAGCAGATAGATGTGGTGCTGCGTGAAGCCGAAGGCTGGATGAAGAAGAACCCCGATAAGGTCGATACCTTCAACAATGTGGTTTACACCAGCACGGTGGAACTAGTTGATCCCACTCGCCCGCAAAAAGACTACGAGCAGTCGAGCGAAAACCCGAGCCTCAATAACCTCGGCAAAGAGTTTAAGCCTGAGCAAGTCGAAGTATGGAAGCAGCTCAACAGAGACCTAAAGTCCATGCCTGGAGCACAGCGCATCTATACGATGATGCGTGATACTTACAAGACTAAGTACGAGCAGCTTAAAGATGTGATCTACGGACGCATCGACGACATTGCTGAGCTGGATGACGCCGCACGGAACACGCTCAAGAAGGAAGTTTACTCCCGCATCTTCAACGAAGGGACGATTGACCCCTACTTCCCGCTGACCCGTACGGGTAGTTTCTGGCTGTCCTACAGCACCACCGACGGTGAGTTTGTTGTGGAAGCGTTCGAATCCCCCCTTGCTCGTGATCGTGCACAAATGCAGCTAGATTCCGACCCCCAGGTGGATTCGGCAACGTTGCAGAAGTTCCAGAACATTACGCAGGCGTCGTTCGACAATGCTCCTTCTACGTCTTTCGTGGGCCAGACCCTACAGGTACTTCGTGCAAACAGAGTATCAGAAGAAACGCAGACCGAGATCGCACGCCTATTTATCGAAGCGCTGCCCGAATCTTCTTTTGCTAAATCGTTAAAGCGCCGGAAAGGGAAAGGCACGCTCGGCTTCAAAGAAGACTCTATCCTCGCCATGAAGCAGAAGGCTTACGACCTTGGGCGGCAAGTGGAGCGCCTGCGTAGTGCCGCCAAAATCCGCCGAATCAGCTACGGCGAAGACGGCAAAGGCGGTATTCAAGGACAGTTCGGTTCCGGCGAGAATAAACTTATCATCGAAGAGCTGCTGAAGCGGGCTAGCTTTGCGACCAACCCCCCTGCGGATAACCTTGCACGAAACGCCAACCGGCTAGCTTTCTTGGGCACCATCGGTGCCAACGCATCGTCCGCGCTGGTCAACCTCTCACAGATTCCCCTCGTGGTGGTGCCGTTCCTGTCTGGGAAATACGGCTTCAACGAGTCGATGAAGGCTACCAGAGACGCCTACAAAATAATTTTTGGTAGCGGGATCAAGCGGAAAGTTCGTTTACTTACCGGCGAGACTGAGGCAGGGGATGCGGACGTGGAAGTGGGGGCCATGCCCTCCATCGACAACTACTACGAGCTAGACGCCGACGGTAACTTCAAGATTCGTGACGACGTTAAGTTGCCGGAAGACCCGAAAGAGGCCCAAGAGTTCCGTGAACGGCTAGAGCGGCTACGCCCCCTCGTGCAAGAAGCGAGTGTCCAAGGCCAGCTCAACCGGTCCCTGTTCTACGATACGCTCGGCATTGAGTCCTCAGGGCGTGATCGAAACATCTGGGATCGCATTAACGCTTGGTCCGCTGCAGCATTCCATGCGGTAGAACGTGCAAACCGTCAGGTGGCTTTGGTTTCTGCCTACGAGCTTGAGTTAAACCGGCTAGAGACCAAACCGACGAAGGAAGAAGCTAACCTCAGCATGGAAGAGAAGCAGCAGCGTGCGGTGGGCACCGCCCTCTATAACGCCCAGCAAACGAACGGTGGGTCCGTGCTTGCTACGGCGCCTCGTATTGCGCAGCAGGGTCTTGGCCGTGTGGCGCTGATGTATAAGTCCTACGGCATCCAGATGTACTACCTGCAGCTCAAGTTGTTCCGCGACATGCTGGAGTCCAGTGGTTTACCCGTTGAGCAACGTAAAGAGGCGATGCGGCAGCTCGCCGCCATTCAGCTTTCGGCGCTCATGTTCTCTGGGGTGCAGGGGTTGACCATTGTCGGCATGGCTACGGCTGTAGCTAATATGTTCCGTGATGACGACGAAGAAGACGCTGAGACCTCACTTCGTAAATACCTCGGAGAAGGCTGGTACAAAGGACCGGTAAACCAGCTTCTGGGTGTGGACGTTGCGTCGCGTATCGGTCTATCTAACTTATTATTCCGTGAAAACAGATTTAATCGTGATCCGTCTAACGAAGAAACTCTTGTGCAGGCCCTTGGTGGTCCGGCATGGAGCACGACTTCTCAGTTCCTCCGAGGCTTCCAAGAGATCATGGAAGGCAATGACTTACAGCGTGGCCTTGAGACCATGGCACCTGCCGCTGTGAAAAATATAATGAAGGCCATCCGTGTATATAGTGCTGGAGGTTACGAGTCACGTCGCCTGGACCCCATAACTGATGATATATCTGCCGGGCTGCTAGTAGCGCAAGCTATGGGCTTCGCTCCTGCTGAGTACACGCGCATTCAAGAGATGAACTCGTCAACCAAGGGCATCGACATTGCTACGAACAGCCGACGTACTAAGATTTTGCGGCAGCTCTATGTGGCCCTGCGAGCCGGCGATTTCAATGAAGTGCGAAACCTGCGGGAGGACATCAGAGAATTTAACCGAGATCATCCTGATCCTGACATCCGTATCACGCCGGATACCGTCAAGCGGTCCATGAGTGGACACATGCAGCGTAGCATTGAGATGTACAACGGGATCACGATTAGCCCGAATATGAGACGTACGCTTCAACGTCATAGGGCTGAATACGAAGACTAACTTAATGAAGAAAAAGACCCCCGCCGAAGCGGGGGCTAGAGAGGAGAACGACAGCCGGGAGAAGGCCGTCTTGGCTAAGGTATCATAGGACTCGCCAGAAGCGTATACCCCACTTACCATCTTCTATACGGTGCCGCCACTCCACTCGGAACCCCTTCCTCCTGACAACTTCAAACACTTGTTCGCGGCAGTTAATCGTGTCGATGCACGGAACAAAAAGCGAACTGCCTACGATAAACTTGTCCCAATCAACTGTAATAGTGACACCATCAGGTCGAAGTTCATCCTTCTTCAATGGGCGCTTGGGTTGCATCGCCGTCTTCCGCGTCTCCAGCTAAGCGGTCACTAACAAAAGATATGGTCGTAACCGGGGGCGTTATAGTCGAAGTGCCCTTGCCCATACGCATTTTCATACGTGTCGCTTTCATATCCTTTGCCAGCTCCTCGCAAAGCTGTGCGTAATTGATCTGCTGCTCGATACACCATGCCTTGAAATCGCTAGCCAGGAAGTACCAGCGGTTGGTATCCGTCTCATAACGCACAATAAATGCTCCCCGGGGGGTAGCTTCCGGCATCACGAGCTGGTCAAGACCGTTACCGTTCTCTTTGCCGCGCCGATCTTCGGTGCTCTTTATGCGCAAAGTGTTGGCCCATCGGGATTGAATGTACTCTGCCGCGATGGACTCAGCCGTTGAAGTATCCGCGTCGGTGGCGGTCTTGTTCTGAATGATTGCTTTAAGGCACCACTTGAACAGCGCTGCCATGTCGAAGTTAACGAGCCCTAATTTCTTTAATAGCAGGCCGCCAGCAAGGACGCGAGACACCCCCTCAGACCAATAACGGTTTTCCGCCGTCAGTGCGGCGCGACGGTCAAGCTGTAGCTGCAAATTCTCTACCAGCTTGTCTACCTCCTCTCTGTTCCGCATGTAGTACTGCACGAGGATGGGACCGACGTGACCATAGTGCTCAAAGATGTCTCTGTTAAACTTATCCGTCAGTGGCTTGTCGGATACCTCCTTGAACACTCTCTCCGCACGAATCTCAAGAACCCGCTGAGCCTCCGCTTTCGGCATTGCTTTGATGGCGCTGATACGTTCAACAACACTGGTGTTTCCCGTCGATACAGCTAGCAGCTTCCAGTCACTGCCTTGATGGCGGAACTCGTTGCGACTACCCTTCATGCGCTTTTTCTGCGAACCACCGGTAAACTGATAGGCCAGTTGTGATAGGGCCCTTCCCCCCATATTGGTGATCTCGTCCAAGAACAAAGGTAGGTTCTTATTCAGCTCCCCCTGCATCATCTTGGCGTTATCAGTATCACTTTCGCCCATTATCTGGCCCTTGGGGTGACCCCAGATTGACGCACCCGCAAGCATGGCCGTGGTCTTCCCTAACCCCGAACCTTTACTCCATACATGCGTGAGCATGGCGTGAACGGTGGATTTGTGCATTAAGATCGAACCCGCAGAGGCGCACATAACGTACTGAAACAACTCTTGCCCCGGACGGTTCAAAAACTCCATGGTCTCTTTCCAGCCTTCCAGCGTACCCTTCGGTTCGTACAAGTGCAGAACTTGCGTAGTACTGATGGTAGGCGCGTTGTCTGCTATGCGGTCTGCGTAATACTCTTTGCTTCCAAGTACAAAAGACGTTCCGCTCTCGTCGGTAAAACCAAATTGCCGTCGTGCGTTGTCTTGCTTGGAAGTCCTCCTCAGCTCTTGCACCCAAGCGTCCATGTAATTCAACACCTCGTCCACGTTGCGAAGGATCGTTACGCCTTCGTCAGCCAAAGCCTTTCTAAAATCATCCCGGGTCACGAGCATCCGCTGCGGAATCACAAACTCTCGTACTCCGTCCATGTGGCAGTGAGCGCGCAGAAGTATGCAGTCCTTCAGCTCGGGGTCCCGAATCCGCCGTACAATGTAAAAGTCATCGGGGTGTATAAGTTTTACGTCATCATCACCCTCTTCATCACCTTGCACTTTTTTATAGACACCCCCGTTGGCGCCTCGGAAGTACGGTGCTGGGAAGGGAGGAATGATAAAAGTCTGAGGTTCCGCCTCCCTCGCAGCCAGCGTACCTACAACAGCAACCCCTTCGCTGCTCTCAGGCTCCTTAACACGGTTGCCTATGGTGATCGGTGACTTGATCTTCCCCCAGTTGGGGCAGTCTTGGCACACCCCAGGGTTGTACTCGTCAAAGCTGCTGCAAAGATACGGACCTTTTATGTTGCTGAACTTTGCTAGGGTCTCGTCGGGATCGTAGTCCGGGTGTCGCTTGGAAATGACGTGAGCGGCTTTCTCGCCCTCCACCGTGAATTTAGTAATAGACAAACCTGCGCGCCACAGTGGCTCGTCTATAGAATCTTGGTGCCTGATGATGTGCTCAAGCTGCGCGCAACCCTCACCAGCCTTGGTCTTGTCGATAATCTTTTTAAACGAAGATTCTTTGTTCCCCGCCAGCGCGTTCATGAGCGCACTGCTCTGCTGAACGTCCACCTTGGCAGCGGGCGTAAACACCTCTAGCTTTGCCGAAAACGCATCCAGGGTGATGGGCTCGACAAACTCGTTACCTAGAACCTGCACCCGGAGTGGATCGCCCTTATAGTTATGCGTCCCAGGAACCCTCAGCACTCGTGCTGCATCCGATGTCACTGCCGGATCGGCGTACAACTTCTTGGCTTCGCAGGCTTTCTTCAGCCGTTCCGCCACACCACGCCACTCCGCTACCGAGACAGATTCGGCGAGGAACCAGTACGCATGGATGCCGCGACCCGAGTTGACGAGCTGAGGCTTAGGTAGGTCTAGTTGCCCACAGAACTTCTTGAGAGCGTCCAGTGCTTCCCGCTGGCTGGGATAGTCCTTGGTAGGCCCACAGTCTAGGTCAATAAACATCGCCTGCATGGATAGGGCGTTGTCTGCACGACGGCGATCCTCTGAGCCAAAGGTTGCCAGCCCGTAAAATACGTCGTACCCATCTGCATCTAACTCGTATGCTCGACCTAGTAAATCATCAATAGAGGTGTGGAACTCTTGCCTCCTGCTATCGTCACTCTTCCTGACAGCAAAGGTGCAGTAGCGCCCATCTCCCCCCAATACACGCTGCAAAAATTGTTTTGTGTCCATATCCCACCTGATTGATAGAGACACCGCGACAGGGGCGCTGCAGAACCCTTTTCGGCATTAACCTAGTCGCGGTGCTGGGGGACTCTTAGTCGTCCCAGAGTGAATCAACGATGTCGCCAAGGTCATCCTCCGCAGGGGGCGGCTCGGTCTTTTTTGCCACCTTCTTCGGTTCCTCGACAGGCTCGTCTTCCACTTCTGCTTTGATCGCGTTTACACGCTTCTTGGGAGCGGGCTTCGGTGTTTCTTGCACCGTCACCTTCTGGACACCATCGGTCTGTGCGACAGTCATAGTGATGGCCCGCTTCGTGTCTTGATGCTCGCGCATCTCGATAGCTTTTTCTAGCTCCTCTTCGGTCAGAGGACGCACGGGCTTGAAGAACAGCTTCGGAACCTCACTGTTTTCATCAAAATACATCTCGGTAACGATAGCTACGGCGGGCATATCGTTGGCGCGAAGAAACTTGGCGTATGCCTGCATGGGCATCTTGCCGTTCTCTGCGTCACCGAAGATAGACGTGGCAGGAAGTTGTAGCTGATACACCTCATCCATTTTCTGAGGAAAGGCGATGGCGAGACGCTGAGAGAATCGGCATGCACGACCTTGACCGGCACCGGAACCCTTTACGTTTTGCTTGCAATCTATGCAGCGGCCAGCTTGACGCTGATCTTCTGGCACCGCAGGGTCAGGCACGTTGGTGTCCGCAGACCAGCACACGGGCGGCTCAGGGTTCTTGGGGTCGTAAGTGCCCTCGTAGTAGGTCCTAGCGATCTTGGCTGCGTCAATGACGATCATCTCCATGGAGTCGCTCTTGCTGACCCGCATCTCGGTACCGTTCACAACCTGACGGAACTTGCCGCCACGCAGGCTGATTCGGCGGTTTTGCGCACCGCTACCAGCCCCGCCGGACAAGTTATCGTTTAGGTCTTTCAGCTTGGCGAACAGATCGCTACTAACCAGCGAGTTGCCCTTAAACATGTCTACTTCATTGCTCATAGCGTTCTCCTCAGACATCTTCGTCGGCATCGAAAGACGGCGCTGCCGCCTCTTCCGGCATTTCCAACGGCAGCTCTAGCTGCTCAGGGGCGCCTTCTTCGGGCACCTCTGGGGTGGTGGCAATCGCTTGCTCCATGAAGTGCTGCTCAATTTCCTTGAGCTTGAAGCGGTAGGTCTGGCCCATTTTGACTATGGTACCCATAGGGAAAACGCCCCTGCGTATCCATCCCCCCACAGTGTGTGGAGAGACGCCAAAATGAGTCGCTAACTCCTCACGCGTGCAATACCCTGAACTCATACTAATAGTCCTCACTTTTTCCGCACGAATACGGCGTACTCGGATTCCACGTTCAGCCCCGGTGGAACCTTATCGGGGTTCTCTTCCAAGAACTGCCTTACGTTTGACTGGTTCAGGCGCTTGTCAAAGAACTCAGGTAGATTGTTGTCCATGATGAACTGGTACATGGATTCCCAATCACTGGTCCAATAACGGCTTTTCACCTGCCGATAGAAGACACCCTCGGTAGTCTTTACACTCTCGACGTTGTGCTCCTTACAATGATCTAGCAGGGCGTGTTTGATCTTGTCCTGCTTCTCACGCAGCTCACCGTCTTGAGCCTTGAACTCAGCGGCTAACTTCGACCGCATATCGCGTAACTTGATGTACGCTTTAGTCAGTTTTTCCAGCGGAATGCTAGTTTCCATGAGCTTCTCCTCTCTTGGAGAAGCCACAATATCGTACAAAATGGTCCTAGTCAAGCAAATCTTTGTATAAATCAACAATCTTAGTGTGTACGTTGATTCTGTTATCTAATAAGTTATATACACGCTTTTCGACACTCGACCCTTGAAGCTGGACCACGGTGCATTTGTGTTTTTGCCCTGAGCGATGTACCCGAGCGTTGGCCTGGGCATAGGTCTCCAGCGAACTCGTCGGTCCCCACCATACGACCGTGTTGGCGGCGGTCAGCGTCACCCCATGAGCCGCAGCTTGCGGCTGAATAACGAGCACTCGGGGGGCATCCTGAGTCTGGAACCGCTTGAATATCTCCGTGCGCTTACTTGCCGATACGTCGCCAGATATGAACTCGGCGGTAATCCCGTCCTTGCGGAGGCGTTCGACTAGAATTTTGATGGTGTGCCTGAAGGGTACGAAGATAAGAACTTTCTGACTGGACTCATCAATAACTTCCTTCAGGACGTTGTACCGGTTCTTAATGTCAAACTCGATAGTCTCATGGTCGTCGGAGTACACGGCGCCGCAACTTATCTGCATTAGCTTGTTCATCATGATGGCGGCGTTGGCGGCAGTGATCTCCTCTCCGTCCGCACGCACCAGCATCTGGTCATGGAGTTGCTGGTAATACTTTTTCTGTTGGGCTGTGAGGGGTACCTCACGTTTGACGTAGGTCATCTCCGGCAGGTCAAGACATTGGTCTTTGGTAAAGCGGATGGCGGGCTGCAAGGCTTTGAACACCGTTTCGGTGGCGTTGTCTTTGGGAACCCATTTAAACCGCGTCACCTGCCACATAACTTGCTGGCGAAACGTACCGAAAAACCTAGGTACAGCATTAGGGTTAATCATCTTTGCGATGCCGTAGGCATCCAGAGGACTCTGTGCAGCGGGGGTGCCCGTCATCATCCAAAGCCAAGTGTTCGGCTTCAGCAGGCTGTTGAGTATTTTCCAGCGTTTGGTCTGTGGATTCTTGTAGTGAGTAGCTTCATCTACAACGATAAGGTCAAATCCCCCCTCCGCAACGGAATCGGCAACGACCTCTACACCGTCGTAATTAATTATCACGAACTCTGCGTCGCCCTCGATAACCTTACGGCGCTTGTCCTTGGACCCATGGGCGATGTCTACTCGACGGTGCATGGCGAACTCAAACAAGTCCGACCGCCACGCCGAATCCATGATAGATAGGGGACACACGACCAGCACCCGACTCACTTTCCCTTGCTTCATGAGAAAGTCCGCTGCCCAGATGGCTGAGGCTGTCTTGCCAGTGCCCTGCTCGTTGAAGCAGAACGCCCGCTTGTGCATGGTCAGGAACGCAGCCGTAGTCCTCTGGTGCTCAAAAGGCTTGTGCTTCCCGGGCCAGTCGTACTGGCCTTGTATCGGTGATGGCACCCGTATATTTAGGTTCTTGAGGACATGCGCTGCGTCGATGTCCCACTTGACCATCACCTTGTTGTCGTCTAGCTGCTTACTCTTAGGGATTACGGTCGTAACTTTCTTGGGGTGTCGCAGGTTCAGCAGCACCGCCGCATTCTTGATGATCTCCATAAATTACTTCTTCTGTGGCCCTTTTTTCTTATAATTCCTGCTGCGGTTCTTACTACGATTCTCGATCTTCACACCATCCTTGTTGCTGCCGCCACGGCTCAGGGCCTTGTTATGGCTAACATCCTTGCCCTCACGCTTGTCGGCTTTACCGTTCTTGTTTTTATCTGCACCTTTTTTGTCCACAGCCCGCCGCGCACGTTGGCGCTCCATGCGATCCTCGTGCTCACCACGAGCCTTTTGCTGCTTGTACTCTTTCTTGTACGGACGCTTCTTGTTCACATACGGCATCTTAACTTCTCCCGTTATGGGCGCATTCCAGCACCACACAATGGCGACGACACAGACCACTCGGATTAGGGTTCCACACATCGACCTCAAACGCTTTCTTCATGCGCTCAAAGTCTCCCATCCACTTGGTCCACAGCTTAGCTTCCTGATCGCGTTCGTAGCTGTCCTTAATCATCTTCTTCGCTATGGCAAACAGCAGGCCACCTCGGACCTTCTGCACCTGCGGGAAGTGCTTAAACACTGCTAGCGCCATCAACTCTAGCTGGCCCGTATCTGCGTACCGAGTGTTTCGACCAGTCTTGTAGTCGATCACCCATGCCGTCTCACCGTCTAAGATGATGAGGTCAGCGATACCTCGGAACCACACGTTGTCGTCCTTGAAGCCGCATGGCTCTAAATTCTCTGTCAGTCCCAGCTCGTACTCGCACATCTTCTCACCGGGCTTGGCGAGCAGTGTGTCCAGCATGGGCCTTGCAAATTCAAACTTGGGGTCTAGCTCCGCGCCGTCCCGAATATACACCTCACATGCTTCATGAAACGCGGTGCCGTACAGCATGGCCTCCGTTTCCGGCTCCTTGTAGTCCTTCACCACCTTCAGGTGATAGAACTGCCTCGGACACTTCTCAAAGGCTTTGATCTTACTAAACGACCACGGAGCTACGCTCATTTATCTCTCGTTAGTAGTTTGGGTTTTGATGTATCCAGTCTACATAAATCTTGTTGCTTGCCTGTCCAAGGCGAAGCACCATTTCATCGCCTTCGTTGGGGCAGGTTTCGTTATGGCACTCGTACACGATACAGGTACCAGCCAACTCTTGGTTATGAAAATACAGCGCCACTTCTTCTTCGTCGAAGGCGTTGGTCCTTGCCCCCGACATGTCACTCTCACAAAACACGGGCACGTCGGTGCCGTTTACGTCCACGCGAAAGTAGGTCAGCACGGCTTTCTGATTCATGTGCTCGTCGGAGTAACACTCCGGGCACTTTATTTTTATGGTATTAATCATTCGCAGTCCCCATAGCTTCTCCCGATGCCAGACTCGCAGTCGATGGGTAGGCCATTGGCCCAGTCAGGCACCCACCTCATGCAGGTCTCGACGTACGCTTGTGCCTCCTGCACCTCTTCTTCGGGGACGCAGCAGACAATGGAGTCATGCACTGTCAGGACTACACGGTAGCGTTTGGCTATGCGTAGCATCTGTTCCCCGATAATACACCGAGCGACGGCTTGGCATACGTTCTCTGTAACTTTTCCACCATAGATACGGGTCCGGCCACGTCGGGTCTTATAGCTGTACTCAGGGCCCTTGTCCCCTGGTTCAAAGTCCAGCTCGTCGTAACGCATAAGTAAGCCCGAGGGCAGGCGGATAGCAGACTCCTCCCCCACCGCTTCTAACAACCCGTTGACCCCAAAGGTTGCGGATTGACCTCGTTGCAAGCCTTCGATGATGTGCTGCGCTTCCCGCCAGAACTGACTGATGCGCCAATTCGTTCTGCGGTACACGTCGATAATCCGACGACTCTCGTCAAGGTCCATGTCGTAGCCAAAGGTCTTGAGTTGAGCTTGGAACTTCAGCGCACCCATGCCGTAACCCGCACCGAGAATCGTGGTCTTACCCACGAAACGCTCATCCTTGTTGATCTCGTCAACAGCTTTGTCGTAGATGCGGGAGGCCATCTGCTTATACACGTCGTCCTTATTAAAGAACGCTTGCACAAGGTCCTCTTGCCCCGCCATCCACGCCAGCACCCGAGCTTCGATTTGAGCTGAGTCGGCGTCGATCAAGAGGTGCCCCGGAGGTGCTATAATGCTGCTCTTCAACTTCTTAGCATTAGGCCCCCGAGAGGGGAGGTTCTGCATGTTGATTTTGTCGTCACCACCCCAGCGACCCGTATGCGCGGCGTAGTACCGTACAGGCACAGGCAGGAGGCCCCGCTTAGCGATGTCAATGAACCGCTGAGTCCGAGTCTCCTCAAGGGTACTTTTTGTGCCCAAACGTGCCGTCACAAGAGCCTGGACGCGATCATCTTCGTGTTCTTGAAGCGCCTTGAACTGCTCATCTGACTTGGCGAAAGCATAGGTTTGTTTGCCTGTAGTGGGGCTTTCCTTCATCGGGGGCTCTACGCCAAGATTGCGTAGCAGGTCAGCAAACTTGGGGTTGGACATGAGGTCTTTCTTATCCACCCCTACGCTTTCCAGAAGCTCCTCCTTGCGTTGCTTCACCTGATAAAGATGTTGCTCCAAAAGCTCTAGGTCCAAATCGAGCTTCGGCCCGATGAACATACGCAGGGTGAGGTCAATGAGCTTCAGCTCTTGCTTGGGGAAGGCGCGGCCCATCTTCTTAAAGAGTGAATAGGTCAGGTCCACGTCGTTGACGCAGTAATCCCCGTAACGTCCTAGCTCCTCGTCGCTGAAGTCCTCACGTCGCTTGCCCTTGGCGTTCAGAACCTCGGTGCCTTTCTCCCCGATGCCGTAACGTTCGGCCATTGCTTTGAGGCTTCCACCCACTTCCACGCCGTGTAGAGCACGCCCCATGCACAGAGTGTCAAGCCACAGGCGAGGGCGAATATCAAAACACCAAGATAATATAGCCCCGTCAAACATAGTGTTATGAGCCAGTACAGCAGACCCTGCCCAGTCATACCCTTTAAGGAACTTCTCAATCTGTTCAGGTGTCCCACTGGCCCACTCCGTCTCACCATCGTTGACCTTGATCCCCAGTCCAATAACTTCGAACTGGGGATCGCGGATATATTCCTCGGTGGTTAGCTTACTTAATGAGAAGTCCTGATCGTAGAACGTCTCAAAGTCCACCGTGATCAAATCCATCAGGCCCGCGCCTCCGTGTCAGCCTCGACCAGCTTCATCAGATGGTGCATAGCCTTCTCAACGTCTTGAGTGCCGCCTTTTTTCCGCTCTCGGGCAAGGTAAGCGATGGCAACACCTTTCTGGTAGCCCCGGAACTCTTCTGGCGTAAGCCATGCAGAGAGCGCATCCCAAGGTTGCACCACCATGCTGCGGTAATGTTCGCCGCCGACTTGAAGCTCGTTTGCTTTCTTCAGCTCCGGCTCTGCCACAGAGGCAGGAACTGGTATCACTTTCTTTTTGGTAGCGGAGCGAAGCGTATAGATGTAGCCAAGCCTACAGTCGCAGGCTTTCGCAATCTCAGCAGGCTTGGCGTTCGGGTGTTTCGCCATGTATGCCTCGACCTTGCGACGTAGCACGGGCTTGGGTCCACGGGTCTTATCTTTCTTCATTTTGTTTCTCCATCTGACGCAGTTTAGATTTAACGTCGTCAAAGCCTTGCGTCTCGACCTTGGCGTCGTACCAACCGGCAAGCCACTCCATGCGGGAGCGAAGCTCGCCCATCCCATAAGGGTTGTGATGCTCCTCGTCTTTCATAAAGAAGGACGCCCTACCTTCCTTGTAGCAAGGCGATTCCTTGGGATTCAGCATCGTGTTCTTCCTCGTCAACATCTTCGTCCTCATAGTCCGACTCGATCTCATCCAACATGTCCTCTAGTGCGTACAAAAAGGCTTCCTGCAAACGAATTATTTCCTTCAGCATATCCCGTGCTTGGCTCATAAATATTCTCCCTAAAGGTAAGTCGGTAGAATGTCCCAGGTAGCGGGAAGGACTGGCGCGTCCACGCGGACGTTGTAGGGAACGTCCTGCTTCCACTTAACACGTTCTTCGTACTGCTTTTGGTATGGTTCGCCAGTCGTGAGGTATCGGGTCCGTTCAAGTCTGCGATGCTGTAAGTCGATGCCAAGAACTAAATAGCGGCGCAGCTCCATAGCAAAGCTCACGGCTCAACCGCTTATGCGCAGGTTGTAGTGGCGACCACCCCACAAAGATTGCAGGTGTTCAGAGCGGGAGCCATGGGTGCGTTTGTAGTAGACGGGAGCTTCGATCTCGTGCTTACCGCAGGTGCGGGTACGATTGAAGCGAATGTATTGGAGGGACATTCCACGGGACAGGTATGCGCGCAGCTCGTCTGCGAAGGTCATGACATTCTCCTCGGATTTATGGAATCCCATAAATTTATTCAACAATACACAACACCCCGAAAGGCTCTCCCGTGTGTACTGCTTTTCCTACTTAACTACAGATTGCTCTGTTTAGCAAGGTATTTAGCGCAGCGTTTAATTGTGCATCGGTTTTAACATAGAACACGTCACTTACCCGTTTATCGTTCTCCTGCACGGTTACTCGGTAGTAGTCGTCACCATACCCTGGCGCAGTTTGAACCTCGACCTTCTGATACTCAGCTACCCTGCGAACGCTTCCGGCCATGTTCCCATAGTCGTTCATATCAAATATCCCTGTCGTCTTAGCGTGTTAACGTAATCACTCAGTGCCTCTACTGCCAGCCGGTAGTCCCGGTGGGTATACAGACTGAGGCCCTTATACACTTGCTCCTGCATTTTATCGACGGAGCATCGTAGCTGCTGTAGCCGCCCCTCTTGCTGCGCTGATAGCGTCACGGCGTACCCTCCTCAATTTGAGTGCCCCCGCACTATGCGCGACGGGGGGCTAGCGTCTCGTGCTTCTCCGGCAAAGTCACACGGGAGGGAAATACGGGTGCTTACACCACGGAGCCCATGCCTTTGCTGCGGCGGATATTTAGTGGCCTCTCACCGCTTAGCCAATGCTGTTTCGATGTCATGCCAAAAGGTGTGCATGTTCTGCTCGTTGACGACGAGAGCGCACCCCCCGGCCTTCGAAATATCTTCTATGTTTTTGTCTTGTAGCGCCGTCGTCTTGTTATTCCCTGCTTTGCATTCAATACCAAAGAACAGTCCGTTTATACAACCAATAACGTCAGGCACTCCGCTCCTGCCGTAGCCACCTGTTACGGGGTAAAAGTAATAGGCCCCTCGCTCCTTGAGTTGTCCCACGACAACCTTCTTCACCTTTGCCTCGGGGGTCAGGGCCATTACTTGTTTCTCCTAGTCGTGTAGCCAGAAGGTCTCAGCGTTTACACGCAGACCAATGCCTTTGATTATGTCCACGTTGCTGGGGTCAGTCAGCATCAAGACGGCAATGCGTTCTTGTGCCCACCCAGGCAGGTCACCGATACACGCATAGCTCCCTGCCTCAATCGGTTCAGGCAGCTCGTCTACACTTCCCAAGATGCTAACCTCAACCCCTCTCATGTTGACGTGTACACGCACCACGCCCTCACGCATCGGCAACCTCGGGCTCCGGGTAGATAAAGAACTCGTCGTCGCTTGCCTTGTAGCCTATGCCGGGCTCGCCTTGTTCAACCTGTAACATGGACAAGACACTGACACGTCCAATCAAGTTGTCACTTAGCTGCGCGACAGGCACCCCCTCTACCTGCTCGGACTCATTCATGTAACGCTTGCTCGCATAGGTGTATTGTAGTGACTTGGCTAGGTCATGAGGCACGGTGGCGATGTCTGCAAGTTGTTGATTGTTATGCGTATACACGCGCAGGTACACCATGTCGTGCTTCGTGTCTTTAGCCTGTGCCTGTAGGTCCTTGGTCTGAAAATACGCAGCCACCTTCTCGCCCAGCTCGGGGTTGATGAAACTGTGCCCCGACCGAACAAGGTGTCGAAGCTCTGCCTCAAAGTCGTTACTGCCAAGTCTGTCGATGTTGTTAAATCCAGTCACTTCCCGGATCAGGCCGTGTTTCTTGGCCCGCAGCTCGTCAGAATGCCTCGCCACAAACTCCTCAAGCTTACTGCCATGCCGCTGTGCCACTTCTACTGGCTTGTAGGGGCGCAGGTTAGCCACGGCCAGCTTGACGGCCTTCTTCATATCCGTGCTGCTACGGGTGTAGCGGGCAGAGTTGTACTCGCTGTAGCGTTTGTTCTCGATAGTGCGACTGCGTACGCCGTAGTGCATACGCATATTCAAATAGTCCCCTTCATGGTTCGACTCGTGCTCTGGAATTACACTCAACGAGCCTATAACGTATTTGTCCTGAGGGCGGTACACAGCCAGACCGTAAACACCTCCCCCAGCAAAACGTATATCACCCAGCCGTAACGCCCGCTTTACCGCAAGGGCAAACTCTTCTACCCGATAGAACATCTTGTTGTTCCAGTCCTCGGGAGTCTTCAGCTCTTGGTCCTGTACTGCACTAACAAGCATGTGTGAATAGCTCATGATGTTTCTCCGTGGTGTTAGATTGTTAGATGCTTACTTCGATGCTGTGATACACAGTCTGAATCACGGTCACTAAGTCACTTGCAGCTATACGCAGCTCAATATCGCCGCTGTACACTTCTTCTTTATCGTCGGGATTTTCACCACAACGTAGGTAGTACACGCCGTAGTCAAACCCTCGTTTGCTGGCGAACTCCCCCGCTACTGTCTCTATATTGTGAACGGCTTGTACGTCTTCGAACTCCGGGTACCACTTAACGTTATCAGCAAAATAGACCATGCGTGGGTGACGTTTATCCATGCGCCACCCCTGCATGATGTTGTGCTTCTGGACCAGAGGGTTCATAGCGTAGGCCGCCAGCACCTCCTCCATTTGTTCTTGTGTCTTAAAAGCTACAGCAAGAACTACTTCGCTTCTGTATCCCATGATGTTTCTCCGTGGTTAGTTATGCGTCTGCATAATTCGTTATAGGTGTTCAACAACAATGTTCAGGGCAATACGATCCATCAGCACTTCACGCAGCTCGTTGGAGTTACCCGTGGGGCCACGATCAGAGCGATGCTCTACACCCTCAAATAACGCTTGCCTACGGTATTCAATATTCCGCCACGCCCAGGGCATCCCCCGGTGCATGCCGAAATGCCCTAGCTGCTCACGCATGCGGTCCATAGCGTCGTCCAACAGCTCAAAGCGAATGGCGCTGGGCTCGTCCTCTACCTCTCTGACCGTTGCCTTGCATTGCAGTATCGTGTGCCCTGGTAGCTGCTTCATGGGCCTACGTTCCCACAGGGACACGGCGTCGATCCTCTGCACCGCCTCGTAGGTGGCGTAGGTAGAGAGCACCTCGTCAACGTATTTGTCTGGTAGCGCGACTATATCCAGTCGCAGTTTCACCACGTCTATGGGGTTCAGCTTCACGTCACAGTGCCTCGCTCTTAATGTGAATGGCTTGTCCCAGAGCGGGCTTGGCGCTCTCGTTGTCCAAGATGCACCAGAGCACGGGGCAGGACCACTGACCCCAGCCGGCGTACAGGTCACCATCGGTCAACACCACAACAGCTTGAGGCTTGATGCCATGCTCGGTCATGTATGCCGTCACGCAGTTAACGTCAGTGCCACCGCCACCCACCGGCTTGGTGGATTGAGCCAGGGTGTGCATGTTCTGCTCCTCGTAGCACTCGTCCCCGGCCACGCTACTGTCCCAGTAGAGCAGGCGAACCCGGCTTGGCTTGACCATCTCGCAGATGCCCGCCACCTCGGACAGGAACTTAGTGAGTTGTTTCTGCCTGATGGACCCAGAGGTGTCGATGGCTATCACCAACTCCTCGACCTTCTCCGAAATCGGCGATGGCATGTACACCCCTGCACCCAGGAACCGGCGGTTCGGTTTGGCCCAGGTGCCAAAGTCGTTTCCCTTACACGTTGTACTCACGAACTCCCTGAGGGCGTCGCGCCAGTTGACCTGTGGCTGTAGCAGGGCCTCGATGTCCCGTCCCACGTTGCCGTCCATCTTGCCCGCCACCAGCGCACCCTGACGGATAGCCTCGTCGATCTGCTTGCCTAGCTCCTTCTTCTCCTCGTCAGTCAGCTCCTGAGCACCGTCCCAGTCGTGCTCGTCGATGGGTTGACCACCACCGCTGCCGCCCCCACCGTTCTCGTCCTGCCCTTGCTGCAAGTCGTGGAACACCTTGGCTGCGTCCCATTTGTCGTCGTACTTAGCGTCGTAGCACCCACCTTCCAGGGGCCCGGTCATGGTGGCGAACTTATCCTGCCCATGCAGGCGAATGATCTTGCCGTTGATAACGAAGTCGCAGGCCGCGTTCGCAAGCTGTGCGTTTTTCTCGTAAAGGTGTCCCCACGTCGTTAGGTGCTTGAAGAGTTTGTGGTAACACTCGTGGAGCATGAGAAAGCGCAGCTCGGCATCGGTCAGGGAGTCCACAAAGGCCCGCCCGTAGTACTCGTCCCGCCCGTTGGTTGCTGCCGTGGGGATGTCCTCCCGCACGGATTTAGTCCCGATCATCAGCACCCCGGCCAGAGCTACATGCTGGGGGTGATTCATGATTGCCGTGGTCGCCTTGGTCAGGCGTTGTTCGGCGGTCAGGTTGGTGTTTAGTGCTAACATGTTATTTCCCTCGTTGTTTCACAGAGTTTGTGGTCCCAATCCCTACATTGCCGGGGGTGTCTATACTCATTGCTTGTCAGCGGTGAACATGTAGTTGTTCGCCATGGCCCATGACGTAAACTTCTTGTTAGTCATGACCATCCCACGCTTTGAGTACTTCTCCGCACGGACGCCGTTAGCAAACAAACCCTGCGCCTCGGCGTCGAGCCGTCCCAGGTAGTCCATCCATGAGTCCACAAAGTCTGCGGTCATGGTCGAGAGGGCCCGGTACACCACCATGCAGACGGCTGCGGCTGAGTCAGGGAGCGTGGCGTTCATGGGGTCACTCAAGATGTCCTCGCGCTTGGGCAACTGATTAGCAAGTTTTATGTAGGCTGCCATGTCCATAGCTGCTCGAGCCCCCACGGTGCCTATCAGAGCAGAAGTTACTGTGTCCTCGTCCAGCCCCGGGGTGTTCAGCACGTCCGACGCAGCATGTAGAGAGCGCGGAGTCACAAAGGCATCCCGGCCCACGGCGCGAGGATGGAAGATGTAGGGGTTCTCCTCCGGGTCCTCCACCTCAGTGAAAGACTGCATCACCTGGGGATTGTCCTTGACCCAGCCAAGCACGGTTGAGTGCACGTCGTTGTTGATACCCCACTCAATCCACTCGGTGGCTGACGGCTTGCGCATGCGGACCACGGTCACCCGGTTGCGAGTATGGGCAGCGAGCAGG